TCTAAAGCATGTGGAACATACTCTGTTTCCAAACCAGCGTTCTCTAACATTGATTTACCAAACTGGCTCATAGCAATCGGTGTCACATTAGGTTTTGCACACCACGCAACAACTTCTGCAGGTGCAGGTAAATGATCAACTGGAACCCAAGAAGCAACTCTCCAATCATCCCATTTAGATCCCTTAAAAACCCAAACATCATAAAGAGTAATTAAAAGATTAGGAACATTTTTTTCTCGACTTGACCAATCATGCATATGCGCTGGAATAACATCATTGGAATACATTTCCATACCACGAGGGTAAACAGGAATTTCTCCGTATGGACTATTCCAAACAGTTGAGGAAGCCTCTAAACCATAATTAGATGCAATTGCTACTTCGTAATTTTCTTTTTTGAGACGCGTGGTGACTTGCGCTGTTTGTTGTCCGTAACCTGTTGCAGCCCAAGGTGCGTTTGAGTTCCAGAGGATTCGTCCAGCACTTCGAATCCCAACATTTCGAATACTTGTGCTAGTTCCGGACTTAACTCCACTGGCACGTTTTTTATCACGACGCTCGGCACGATTCACCATAATTCCTTTGTTCGCAGGTAACACAAATCCTACACATATAAAAGCAGAAACCCCGACAGCCTGCGCTCTGTCGGGGTTTCTGGTTTGTGGGACTTTAGGAGTTTGAACTCTTAAAGTATTTGATGTGACTTGTTTGTGGCAAGTTTCCATCAACACGGAATGTTGCACGGAAAGTGATTAAATCGTTGCTGAATGCAAAATCATCAGAACGATCTAATTTAATTCCACCAACTTGGCGAACCATGTAACTTGGCAAGTGACCGAAAATTACTGGTTTCGCTGCAGATGCTGCAGAGGCCATGGCTGGGTTTTCAAATATTGGATAACCAAGCAATAGATCTCTTTGATCTGCACCTAAAGATGGGCTGAACAAGTATTGGCCAGCGTTATCTTTTAATTTACGAACATTTGCAATAGATGTTGAATTCATCATGAATCCTGCACCAGGAAGTCTACGACCTGCGGTGTCAATGCTGTAAACAAGATCAATCAAGTTGTCAGCAGTTGGATTTAGAGAAGTTCCTGCAACACCTGAACCTGCAGCAGTAACGATACCTGTTGGTTGAACAGTTCCTGTTCCTGTTGTAAGTGCGGTATTAACTGAATAACCAAGTGCATTACCTGTTTGTTCAGCCAAGAAACCAAGAATGTCAACGCCAGCATCTTCAACAAGTTCGCGTGAGATTTGGGTCAAGAATGAGTACTTGTATGCACCAAGGGTCACGAAAGAGTTGAATGTTGGATCAGATTCACCAATTGCAGATCCTTCTGCAAATGCTGTACCTGAAGAATATGTTGCTTGTGATGGGATTTGTAGGTTTTCTCCACCAGCAGTATTAATGATGGTTGAGGTTTCTAGTGGTCCACCAACATAACGAGCCAACATGATGATGCGATCGTAGAAAGAAGTTGGAACAGGTGAACCTGTTGAACTCTTTAATACATCACGCTTTTCGAAGTTGAATGAGCGAACTTCGCCACGAGCCATAGATCTGATTACATCTGCATCAGATTTTGTTGCTTGTGGTGCTACAGCGATTTCCATGTTTGACATGGCTTCTGCTGCAGATTTTGCTCTTTGTTCATCTTTTTGGATTGTTTCAATAACACGAGCGCGTTCATCTAATTCAGATGAGATTGCTGCGTATTGAGCATTTTCTTCTGCAGATAGATCGCGCTTTTCTGCTGCTGCTCTGTCAAGAATTTCTTTTGCAGAGTGCCATGCTTTATTGCGCGCTTCATGCTGAAGTTTAATGTATTCAGACATTACACATTTCCTTTTTTGGGTAGGGTTTTACTGCACTTATTTGAATCTGCACGAGGCTCACTCAAATGCAGTAAAAAGACAAAGTTGGTGGCTACACGCAAACCTGTCTAACATTATTATTGCACAACTCTTAACGAGTTTCAGAAACCTCAACAATGCGAGTTTCTTTTACAGGTTCAAATTTTTTAGTTTCTTTTTTAGTTCCACAGATTTCATCAGCCATAGCGTCAGCAAGTTCAGCAATAGCACCTGACTCTGGGAAACCAGCAACTTTAAGAATTGCTTGTTTAACTTCTTCTCTATTCATTAGATAGCCTTTAACATTAGGTCGAGTTGTTTTTGTTTAATTGCTATAAGTTCACTAGCAGTAGGGTTAGATTCTTTTAATTTTGAAACTGCTTCGTTGATAACAGAAGCGTGATTAGTTGAAAGATTTTCGCCTGCTTCAAGTTTTGTTAAAGCATCTGCTAACACATCTGCATCTATTCCAGTTCTAGTAGCCAAAGCGTCAATAGATCTAACTGACGCTGTAGTTGCTTCGTAGGCTGGAAAACCTGTAACAATTGAAACTTCGTGTAAACGAATTTGATGAAGTTCTCTAGTAGTTCCATCGTTTGACCACTTGTCACCTTTTGTTGGTACAGAAAAACCAAAAGACATAGAGTTCACATCACCTCTTTGCATAAGTACAGAAAGATCGCGACCCGCTGTTGTATCAGGCAAAACTGCTTCAGCAAGAAGTCCTTTAGAGTCTTCAGATAATCTTAAAGTTTTTGCTCTAGTAGAACCAAGAACAATATCTGTGTTGTGGTTCATAAATAATTTAATTTCGTTACGAGATTTTAATGAACGCTTGAACGCCCCAGGCATAATAAATTCGGTAAATGGTAGTGGTTCGCTTGGCGAATTAAACACTGCAGCATAACCAGTAAAAGTCATCTTGCCTGCATCAACTTCACCTTGACGAATTTCAAAAGTTACATCATTAACTCTGCGTTCAACACTAGTTGGCATTTTCTCTTCTTTCTTTTCCTTTAATTGTACATTTACACTTGACCAGCGTGCTTGTTCTTCTTCTCTTCTAATTCTTTCAACAACATTTTGAGCATATTCCATAGTTCTTTGCGCTGCACGCTTGCTTGGACCCGAACCCCATAAAAGATGTGCAACTAAACCAGCACCAGGGTATTGCGAATCACTTGGATCAGAATTTTGTGGTGCATCTAAATCAGGCATATGTCTTGCAATCCATGCGGCAATTCTTACCCATTTGTCATCTGACACTTGACCATCTGCCATAAGTCTTGCTTCGCGAATAGTTTTATCAGTTAACCCATCTCCAGCGAAACCATCTGAAACATATTGCAAACCTCTTCTTGCTGCAGCCCTCATATAGGCTGGTGCTTCCTGATTAACTGCGCGCATATCTTCCGGTGAATCATCCATAACTTCTTCCGGCATATCTTCTTCAACAATTTCTTCTATTAAAATAGTTTCAGATTCTTCGTTACTTTCTTCAAGATCTTCTGTTTTTCTTAATTTTTCAAAAGGAACAGCAACAAAATTATTTGTATCTTTCCAAGCCCCACCAACTTCGGTGTAAACCTGAATAAGTGCGGCAGGATTAAAAGGAGTTCCAAGCATAAGTTCATTTGTATTAGGAACTAAAAGTTCACCATCAAATTGAACTTCTTTAATCTCACCTTGCATAAGTTCGTCACCGTTGAACCACATAACATAATCGCCAACATTTAACTCTTCAGGCAAAGCCCTAATGCTTCTTGAAGACTTAGGGTGTCCTTTTGGTAAAAGATCGTTATCATTAACATAATTTTTATTTTCTGGTCTGCCGTTTCTTAATAAGTACAAATATGCATTAACTCTTCCCATAGCCCATTGGCCTCTTGTCATCCCAGGTCTATGTGAAACAGAAAAAGCACCAGCGCCTCTTCTGTAAACTGCTTTAAGTTGTCCTAAAGTTGTACGAGTCCAATCTGGTTTTCCAAGTTCAGACATTTTTTCATTATGATCTGAAACTTTATTTCTTAAAGAAGTTTCTGTTGCTTCATCAAAATCTATATTGCCACCAGCACCTTTAGCGCTTTCAGGTTTATTTTCATCACTACCTGTTATCTGATCTTTTTTAGGGGCAGGCGCGCGCTCTCCTCCAGGTTCAAGATCTTCAGCAATAGAAACAGCAATCATTTGATCTACAGCATCTTGTTTAGTTGTATGACAACCAATAACTTCGCCATCTTCTTTA